CTAGGTAATGCAAATGAAGATATACGTCTTCTATACACAGCTATATCGTATTTAGAGTCGTACCGCAAGTAGCAGCAATATTTATTAAAAGTTTTATGGAGGTTTAAGATGTCGAATGATATACCAGACGTAATTACCGATAAGGATGTACAAATGTTATTAACTAAAGAGGAGTTAGAGCAATACCATTCTGAGGGGCGTGTAATGCTAAACAAAAGCAGTCTTTATAAACCAAAACAAACTAAAATCACCAGTAGTGGGTGGGTGGAAGATGCTGTAGAATATGTTAATGTAGTTATTAATAGAGAGAGGGAGGAGGACGAAGCTAGAGCGGAAGGATGGTTGCAATCAGCCCTAATAAACAGGGGGGAGGCAGTTATCGGCAGCCCAGCACCTAAAAAACTCGGAAGTAGTAGTGGTGTAAGTGCCGTTGTGAGTGGTATGTTAAGTGGTGGAGGCTTAGATTAAGCAAATGTCAGAGATTAAAACAGGTTGGGTAAAAGACGCAGTAATATATGTCGAAGTACCAGTGTTCAAATTACCAATAACAAAGTCGGATAAAAAAGCAATTGAAAAAAAAGTTATCACGACCGAAACTAAAGTAATAACAACTGAAACTAAGGGAGAAGATGATGTTAAAGAATCAGTATAAATGTACAGAACAACCAAAATTTTCATATGTAAGACAATATGGAAAAGATGACTTTAAAAATGTAAAGGAAAAAATTGACTTTACTAAATCCATGAAGGAAATAGAGGAGACAATCGATATTCTTATCCAATGTGTACTTGTTAAAAATGATGCCTTGGAAGCTATCCGTGGAGACTTAACATTTGCACTAAATGAACTAAAAGATGCGCCGAATTTAAAACGATCTGGATTGGCTGGTATTACTGACATAGTTGAAAAAAGTTTAAATTCATATGTATACAAATAAGGGATAATATTCGATTGCAATTCATGCAGAGCAATTTACAATTATGCTAACAATGACTTTTTATTTTTAGGAGAAAATCATGTCAGATACAAAAGAATTAGAACTTATGGCAGCACCAAGATTATTAGTAATAAACGGTCAAGGCTTCGACCCTAACGAGGTATTAACTGTTAGTGTGGATGGTACTTATGAGCCTGGTCCCATGGTAAAAATAAACTTTAAATACCGTCATACCCATAGTAGCGAAAGCACTACCTGTATGTTTATCCAGGATGTAACCGTAGAGGAAGTTTGTAAATTAATAAATGAAGCATAGGAGAAAATAGTGGACACTTTGGCATTCGGACGCAAATACCCAGAGGATAAACAGGAAATACTAAGTAATTATACATTTAAAAAGGAGAAAATTATGTCAGATACTTATGAATTAAAAACTACTCTATTAGAAGTCGGAAGAAAAAAGTTAAAAATACTAGATAAAATCTACCGTGAAAAAATTACCGATATGCTTGATCTTGAGATGTTCTTTGAGCAAATAGGAGGAACTTTTTTCAGTAGAGAGCTTATTGAGGATTTAAACCTGACACCTAGAGAAAAAGGTGGGTTAGTTATAGCCATCATAAAAGACCTAGCTAAAGCTGAAGGTAACGATAGTCAGCGGTTACAGGACGTAAAAGAAATGATGGGGAGGACATAGCGATATGGACACTTTGGCATTCGGACGTAAGCATCTACGTACTAATTTCCCTTTAACTATACGAGGTGTAGATAGTTGGGAAGTAATTAAACACAAAAAAGAAAAAGGAGAAAATTATGTTTAAACCATTAGCTGATAGAGTCCTAGCAATACGCTTTGACACCGAAGAAACAACCAAGGGTGGGATTATCTTGCCTGGGACAGCAACAGAAAAGCCTACCAAAGCACGGGTCGTGGCCGTTGGCCCGGGAACCTGGTCAAGCGATGGCACAGTCATCCCACTCACTGTTGAGGTCGGAGATACAATAATCTTCACCAAGTGGGGCGGTACAGAGATAACCGAGGATGGCACGGATTATCTTATACTAAAAGAGTCTGATATTTTAGCAACAATCACAGAGGAGAAATAATCATGGGATATTACGCAATTACATGTTCAGCAGATAGAAACGTTAAAAATCCAATCACAATAGGTATCCACGCTACGTCGGAACAAGATGCCTTAAATCAATATGTGGTTAGTTATTTAGAATGTGTTCCAGCCGAGCATTTACTGATACAGTGTAAAATCGAACATATCTTGGAGGATAAAACAATTGATAACAGGATACGTTCAGATTTATTATGTAAATTATTTAGTAATGATGTTCTCTCATTAGGGGATAACGATTTCAGTTCTGACGATGATGGTATTCATGTGGTGGTATAAATAAAGGAGAAATAGTTATGTTGTATATTCTTATGGCAGTAGTAGTGTTTATTATTAGTAGTTTCGTAATGGGGTGGTGTGTTTATAAGGAATTTGTTGAACCTGAGGCTAGCTTATTTGCACCAGAGCCTAGTGCAAAGTATGAGGGGTACTTTATTATAGCTACTTTCGTTTGGGCTGTCAGTATTCCTAGTATAGGCATACTTTGTATAATTGGATTTTAACTAAGGAGAAAGATAATGACATGTATTATAGGAATAAGAACCAATGACAAGGTATTTATTGGTGGAGACAGTGCTGGTGTGGCTGGCTATTCCATATCCACCAGAGCCGATCAGAAAGTATTTAAGAATGGGGAATTTATTTTTGGGTTCACTTCCTCGTTTAGAATGGGTCAAATTTTAGAGTATAAATTTACGCCACCACCACGACATCCAGAAACACCTATTTATAAATATATGGTTACGGATTTTGTCGATGGTATACGTGCCATGTTTAAGGACTGTGGATACATGAGAAAGAATAACGAAGTAGAACAGGGAGGAAGTTTCCTTGTAGGAGTTGAAAATAGATTATTTCAAATTGCCAGCGATTTTCAGGTTGCGGAAAATATTGACCCGTATAATGCTACAGGGTGCGGAGAAGATATTGCATTTGGTGCATTACATGTACTTAAACCTAAATTTAAGACGGACGAGGACATACATGAGTGCCTCATGTTAGCTTTAGAAGCAGCAGCCTACCATAGCGCAGGGGTTCGTGGACCGTTTACCATAGTACAAACATTATAGGAGAAAAGATCATGAGACGAGATATTATAAAGAAGATTGCCCCACATCGGGGCTTAATTGAGTGTATAGATCGTATTGAGAAAGCGTCAACTTTGTCGCAAAAACAATATGTTTTCGGACACGACTCCAACCCTAATCTAGCTAACGAGGCTCATCTTTATACGTATATTTTACGTTATATTAATGAGTTGGAAGAGAGAATTAAAAAATTGGAGAAATAACTATGATAGTATCAATTCAAGATAAAGTTTTTAGTCCAGCAGGAATATTTCTGGAACAAGATGAGGAGGATGTTAAGATTATAACTGCTGGCGGAAATATAACATGGCTAAGAAATACAACTGTACTAGAAGTAATGTGTATTATCAATCGGCAGTTAATTACACCTCTAATATAAAAGGAGATAAAAATGACCTGTATTGTAGGAATTAGAACAGACGACAGAGTATTTATCGGAGGCGATAGTGCTGGTGTATCGGCTCCATTTAATGTGATCTATACACAACGTAACGGGGAGGAAAAATAATGTCAGAAACCATAACAATAGATAAAGAAGAGTATGTGGAGTTGAAATTTGCGAAATTACAAAACCAATTTATGCACGTAAGGGGGGAGGAATATTTTAAACATCAATTTGATTTTTATATATTAGAGATGTTGGATAGTAGTCCTCTGGCACCTGACATCAAGAAGTTTTTAGAGCAGCCAGAGAACGAAGAACGCCTTAATAAAATTGAAACTAATTTAAAAGACGAGATTATAAGTCGAATTGAATGTGAAAGTGCAATTGCAATGACTTTAGCAATACAAGGCCCTGGACTATCTGAAGACGATCACTAATTTAAAATTTTTAAAATTCTCCCATCACATTGTAGTTTTCCGAAAAATTCTCCCATCACATTGTAGTTTTCAGAAAATCTTCCCATCACTTTGTAGTTTTCAGAAAATCTTCCCATCACATTGTAGTTTTCAGAAAATCTTCCCATCACATTGTAGTTTGAGAAAAAGTGCATTTCTACCCCTAGGCGAATTGTGTGCCTGGAGTCTCGCCTAGGGGTTGCATAAGTATTTATAGTTGAAAAAGACCTCCTAAAATAAATAATCACTTTTCTTCTTTTGGTTAATCATTTATTAACTATTATTTGATATTCTAAAGTTATAAGCCCACAACATTAATTTTAAAATAAAGGTTACATCATGAATATCAAAATCGAATTTAATACAGACAATGCAGCGTTTGAAGATAATGTAAACGAGTTAACACAAGTATTCTCTCAACTACAAGAGACTATAGTTCGTGCTAACACATCACACAATAATAGTGCATACCCCATACGAGCTAGTAACGGGAATAAAATAGGTACTATAACGCTTAACTAATGATTATAAACAGAGAAACATTAAAATAAGGTTAATACTATGGAAAATATTGTAGAAGAAATAATAACTTTTAAACTAGATTATGCAGCGTTTAACAGTGCTATGACATGCGTAAAAAAAGACCCTGTACGCTACTACTTAGGTGGTGTACATATATTCATACGTGACAATAAGTTTATATATGAAGCTACGGACGGCCATATATTAGTACAAATTGAGTCCAAAATCAAGCCTACTATTAAAGAATTAGATATAATAGTCCCTATAGAGGTGCTGTATGATTTAAAATTATTTATAAAAGATCACAAAATAAATAGGGAATGTAAAAACAATTTAGATAGCCCGTTTAATATTACAGTTAATGGGAACGGGAAATATATTTCTATATATTCTACTAGTGCAACCCCTAACCTAATAACCCAAAGGCAATTAATATTAGATGCACAGTTTCCACAAACAAGCCGTGTCATACCTAACCTAGATAAAACAACGGGAGTAACACAATATAGATTAAATGCTAAGTTATTTACTCAATTAGCAAAGGCGTTTGATATTTATTTTAGTACTAACGATAAGATGCTACAATTAACCTTTCCTAGTGACTCAATGAGTCCAGCCCTTGCAAAGTTTGAAAATTTTACTGGTGTGATTATGCCCGTAAGATTAATGTCGGGTACTTAATCATTTATTAACTATTATTTGATATTCTAGAATTATACACACAATAACATAATTTTAAATAGGTGTATCATGAGTAAAAAATATTACAGATATGGAATCATTAAAGGCCAAAAAGTCGAGCTACAAGGCCTTAAAAATGAATACAAACAACTTCATAAGGAGTTGAACGCCCTACACTTAGAATTGCAGGTAATAGACGAGAAACATAAGCAGTACGATTATATACACTTAATAGCCAAAATTGTCATGAGTCTAATTGTGTTTATAGTTTTTGTAGTTCTTGAGATATTTGTTATTGACACAACAACTAAACTGGTATTGCTTGCAATTAGTTTGCTAGTATGGGTTTTTAGTGTTAATACTATAGGCTATTTACTAGAATCTATTTTACATGTTAACCACAACCACCACAAAATATAGGAGTATCTATCATGGAAAAAGAAAAATTACAACTAAACGATCTAATCAAAGCTTATAAAACTAGAACTATAAGCCGTGGGAGTCCAAAGTGCCATAAGGCTTTATTTAGTATCTACGATAAGGATGTAAGCCGTTTTCTTAAAGATGTTACAAATAGCGATTGTCATATCGCACGGTCCGAAACCATTTTCAAAGATAGTACTTTTTATTTTCGTATTTATCAGATATTCCAAGATATAGAATAATTTTAACTATTTGTTAACTACTGTTATGATATACTATAATTATAGGCAATAACAAATATAGGTAAATATCATGTACACAATACCAGTTTCCAGATTTATAGAGCGTCATGTAAGTAAAGATAAAAAAGGGGCTTTTATTGCGGAATTTAGAAAATTCATAACTGTTAATAACAACATTAACCTAGATTTAACCCGTATACTATGGGAAAAATCAGTACTTGACTCATTATTAAGAGGTATATAGAAGATGTTGCACCAACTTAAAATAATGCACCTTGGCAAATACGTCAAGCCTCTAGGTGAAGATACTGGGATTTATAGGCTTTTACCTCGTCAAGTGGACGCGTTCAAACGGGACGCAAAAACATGCGGTTGTCAAGTCGATAATCAAGTAAAAGTAAGCAATTTTATTTATTTAGAGGTTAGCAACAGGAGGTTAAAATAATGGAAAACCATAATGGTGAACTGTTCATTACTCAGTATGCAGTAATTACGGAAGGCAATACGCATTATATTAACGAGTACAAAAGAGACGAAATAGGCACTATCGTATATAAAGATACTATCCTAGAATCTGATGATATAGAGTTATTAAATCTTATATGTGATCAATTAGTTACTGGGACATTGAAACCAGGAGGTTCAAACAATGGAAAATAAGTATACTATGCGACTTACTAAAAATCAGATTGAACGCTGTATTGCTTCAATTAGTGAAAAGAAAAACAAATTAAACAACAGCCAATTTTTTGAGAAACAACACACGCATAAACTCTTGCAAAGGTTTCGTGCTAGGCTGGCAGAAATAAACATTAACGCAAAAAGAGGTTAGTAATATAAGTGATATAAAATTTAATGTAACAAAAGCCGTAGACCAGATACCCGGAACAGTGTAAAAATTATGTAAGGATAAATCTACGGGAGGAAGCGTATAGCTTACGAACAATGGGAAATATTAGAGGATGAACATTACAATAAGGAGGATTAACAATGTATTATTGTAGATTACTACACGACAACGGGGACGCGGTACTAGGGACGTGCAACACTAAACGTTTAGATGGGAGGAAGAATATTGCTAACATGATGATTGACTGTAAGGCGTTTATGCAGCAAGAGAAAAAGAATAGTTATGTATTAGTTAAGCGTAAATGTAGTCACCATGAGTGCATCTTAGTAAAATGTTTCCTCAACGGGTATATAGTCGAGTATGAAACAAAGAGATTGACTATATAATTATATTATTATCTTGACAATATAAGATTTTATTTTATTATTTTATTGTGTTGATAGTTTGCGCTATCAATTGAGGCTTTGCAAGTGACTTTGTGAAGCCTTTTTTGTTGGTTGTAATGTTTGTTACAATCTCTTGAATATCCTTATATATCAATAGGTTAAGTAGTTTTCGTCGTGAATATAGTGCAGCGCAATGAGGTTCTTGGGCCGTGAGCCGTGAGCCTTGGCGGTTTAAAATTGTATCACTATTGAGGGCTAAGATTTTGGGGTGATTGCATCGTGATTATTGGTTCTTGGGTAGCCTAGGCTCCTCTGTGTTCAATGTTTCAAACTAATTAATATATGGTTAACGATTCGAGAGCCAAGGACCAAGAGCCGTAATTAATGGCCCATTGAACGGATTTTAAAGAAAAGCACGGCCCGTGACTCGTGGACCGTGTTAATAGTAGAATATTGTGTAATTACTTGTTACGAGACTCAAAATAATCAAATATCTTGCTGATAGGCCATATAGGTTTATCCATAACACCCTCAGAACTTGTTTCATTAGTGTCAACATCTAATTTCTTATTGTCTTTTGACTGTTGGAGACTGTATTGTGCATTCTTTATTGCAAGTAAACAATGTATCATGGTTTTATTCCTTTGTTAAATTGTTTTTAAAGGAAAGGATTTATGTTATTACCTTATTCTTTAAGTATAACACATATGGCACTAATTGTAAATCATTAACAAAAGAAATATTGTTACTTAGATCGTTGAAAGTGGAGATATTGTTTCTTGGGTCGTGGAACTTGGTTAGTTGTTGTATAGTGCAAAGGTTAATATTTGGTCAATAAAATAGTTTGAGACACCCCCCCTGGGGGTAGTTCTCTTAACCTCCATAATTAAATATATCAATTTTAGAAATGATTAACAAAAGGTTAATTTATCGTGTTAAAAGGGTGACAGAGGGCGACAGCAAGGGGTCAGCACTTGGGAAATTCCTGAAAATTTTTCAAAAGTTGGTGTTAAGTACCTACAAGGTTCTACTTGTGGTAGTGTTTTTAGGTGTTTCGGGGTCAGACGATTGAGTAGTGTCCTCCTAGCTGTCATCCTTTTGCTTTGGGGGTACACCTATATGTTATAAGCAGGGTGAAAAATAATAAGGGGTCACGAATGACAGCAATGACACTACTCTTTGATTTTAAAAATAATATTTAGTATTTTTTTTTTTGAGTACTGACCCCGACCCCTTGTTAGTCTTGTATCTTAGGGCTCAACCCCCGTTTTTAGGTGTCTCCTAGCTGTCGCCCTAGCTAAAAGTCGCGTCATCTACCTTAAAATATAAGTGAGTTACAATTGGTGACATCTATGCTATAATAAACTTATAAACAATTAGAGGAGAGGCATATGTTTAAGATTACAGAGAAGTTAAAAAGAAGGTTTTGGGCTAAAGTTAATAGAGAAGAGGGTGGTTGTTGGATATGGTCAGGTTCGCAGGATAAGGGTGTAGGCTATGGTCGGATTAAGATAGAAGGTAAGAACCTTCGCGCAAGTCGAGTGTCGTACACACTAGCCACGGGCAAAGACCCACGAGAAATGGTTGTTAGACATACTTGTGGTAATAAAAGCTGCGTAAACCCCGAACATTTAGCCCTTTGTAAAAGGGGTCATGAGATAAGAGCCTATACTGACTATAATGGTACAAAAGGAGTATAAAATGAGTAAATACACGGTTGTTGACCCTCAAAACACTATTCTTGAGGTTGATTCACTAGCAAAATACGCTAAATTACATGGTTTAGATCGCAAATCTTTGTCTAAGGTAGTGCAGGGTAAGCAAAATCACCATAAAGGACACCATGTGTTCATGACAGGTGGAGAAGGTTTAGATGAAAAGCTCAAGAAGATTACAAAGGTCATCGTTCGTATTGTACATCCATTAAGAACCAGTGAAAAAATCGTAAAAAATTTAGCGGAATATTGTGTTGAGAGCAAGCTTGATTATTACGGTGTACTGAATTGTCTAAAAAACAAAACTCATTACTATTCTGGGCGGTATATATTTGCGGAAAAATCGGATGAAAAGTATATTACAAAAGTCATTGAAGAACATAAGAAAATTATTCGGGAAAGAGCGGATACTTGGGAAGCCCGTTCACTGGATTGGACCGAAGAAAAACTTAAATATAGCATCTGTGGCGAGTATGTAGGTAAGAAGACTTATGAAAGTATGAAAGCATTTGATGATGACGTGGATATAGCTTACTAAAGTTAGCTTTTTTAAACTATATGTGTTATAATATAATATGGTGTATTATATAGGGAGAATGTCATGTTAAAATATTGGATTTATGGTGGATTGCTGGCACTAACATTATTGTTAAGTGGTTTAAAGTGTTTGAGTGTAATAGACTTAAGTTGGTGGCTGGTTTTAGCACCCGTGTATATTCCAGTAGCTCTGGTTGCGTGTGCAATTATAATTTATATGTTTTTCGGGAATGTTCAGTAAATGTAAGGAAAAAGTAATGGGTGATAGAAAAAAACCAGGTAGACCATCAGGGTCAAAAAATAAAAGGCCTAAACGTGCCAAGAGTGGTAGACGGCCAGGTATGGTTACAGGTGATATGCTTAGGAACGTATGCGACAAACAACGTAACTTTATTGAAGCCTTGGAAGTGTCTAAAGGAATTATTGTTAATGCGTGTAGGTCAATTGGTATTACTAGAACGTGCTATGATAAATGGTTGGCTCAATATCCTGATTTCAGGATGGCTTGCGAGATTATCAAAGAAGAGCAGATCGATTTCGTTGAAAGTAAGCTTCTTCAGAATATTGATGATCTCCGCGAAGCATCAATAAACTTTTATCTAGGCACAAAGGGCAAGGACCGAGGTTATGTGTCCCGTACAGAAAAAGTCGTGAAGGAAGTAACCGATTTTGAGGACAAAGATAAAGAGATTATGGATGCAGTGTTGGATAAGCTTAAAGGAACTGATAACGAAGAAGATAAGGAGTAGAGTATGTTGTGGGTGATATTATTTTGTGTAACATCATTTAGTTTGATATTAGTTAAACACTATTCAGATAAAAAGCTTTGTAACAACGGGATATGCGCAAAAAATAATATTCCTTGGAAGTTTCAGTACGATGCTGTAGAGAGTTATACTGGTTTGCATTATCGGGCAGGTAATGAGTGGATGAATATAGGATATGGGTTTGAGAAAGAATGAGTTATAACAAAGATGGTGTTAATTATGAGTATAATGAGTTTGAATCTCTCTTGAGACAGAACACCGCTATGTATATCGCTAAGGTTTTTAATGAAACGGAAACTGGAACCTTCAAATCAAACTGGCATATAGATTATATGGCCGAGTATATGGATGCCCTATGGGATGACGAAATACAAAGGCTTGTAATTAATGTCCCACCAGGTTATACTAAGTCTGTGGCCATGAACATTGCGTTCACGACCAGAACATTAGGGAAATTTCCTGATAAACGTATTTTAGCTGCCTCGCATAGTTCAGGATTAGCGTTACAGTTTAGTAATAAAGCAAAATCCGTGATTACAAGCGATTGGTACAAGAGTCTCTACCCTGGGACCGTGCTGAAAACAGATTCAGAGAATACACAGAGTTACTATAAGACTACCAAAAATGGGTATCGTAGGGCTATATCAGTTAGTGGTAAACTGACAGGTGATAGCGCAGATTTAGTGGTGATTGATGACCCTACTGATGCTTCGGATGCTAACAAAGCTGCTAGTCCAGAACTTATTAAGGTGAATGACTGGTACGATAACACGTTGTATTCACGGGTACGGGATAAAAAGAAGGGTCAAATCGTTTTAATCATGCAAAGGCTGAATGAAAATGATTTATCTCAACATTTGCTAGATGGTAAGTTGGATAAGTATGAACATTGTATAATACCAGCTATTGAGGAACATAGGAACGGTAAGTTGTATGAGATCAGAAATTATCGTTATTTTCGGAAAGAAGGGGAGCTTTTATGCCCTCATAGAGATGATGACATCGAAATGGCGAAAAACAAGGAGCGATTAGGTACTTTAGGATTTACTACACAGTATCAACAGAATCCTATCCCAAAAGAAGGTGGGTTAGTTGAGTTGCCGTGGTTTAAACGGTATAGTAAAGACCCGAAAGAAGTTTTATTCCATGCAGATCAGATAATTCAGTCATGGGATACAGCATCTAAAACAGAGGAGATGCACGATTACACAGTGTGTACCACATGGGCTGTAGAAGAAAACCAATTTAGTTTACTCCATGTGTTGCGGAAAAAGATGGAGTACCCGTTATTAAAGGAGACTATGATAGCACACGCAGAGGCGTGGGAATCTGATGCTATATTAATTGAAGATAAGGCTAGTGGTCAAGCATTAATTCAGGATATACGTAATGAAACCACCTTACCAATTGTTGCCATAACACCAGTAGTCAATAAAATTATTAGATTTTCAGCACAGACAGCTAAAATAGAAGCAGGGTGTGTATCGTTACCAAAGAAAGCTGATTGGTTAGAGACTTTTGAACACGAGATGTTAATCTTCCCAAATGGCCGAAATGACGATCAATGTGATAGCCTTAGTCAGTTTTTAATGTATGCAGCGAAAAAGAAAAATCATTTTCAAGTAAGACAGTTATAGTGGATAGGGGTTATGTTAGATTTTATAAAACGTTTTTGGTCTAAAAAAGATGACCAACTATTGCAGCCGATGGAGATTAAGTCCTCACACTTGGTTTCATTTATGCACAATACACAAGGTAATGTGGTAGCGTTTAATCGATATAGTGTCAATGATATTATAGAACATTTCCAAAGTGTTGCTCCACTTAATACAGCAGTTATGATGATCGCTGATGCAGTAGGCTCACTTCCTCTTAAGATTATAAATAAAAGAACTAGACAAGTTCAAGAGGGTATGCACCCATTTTTAGAATTGTTGGAGCATCCTAACAATGAGTTGCAGCAAACTAAAAAAGATTTTTTTAGAGATGCAATTATATGGAAGCTCTTAGAAGGTGATACATATATACAGGCTGATGGAATGTTTACTCGGCCACCTATCAGACTATCTGTACTACATCCGTCTTGCCTGATACCTTTATCTAGCTCTACAGGCTTTATAGATCAGTTTCAATATAGTGCCGTTGGCGGTGTATTTATTGATTTTCAAAAAGATTTACGAACTGGTAAATTTTTAACGAAAGATAGACAACGTGAATTAATTCATTTAGCTAACTTTAATGCAAATCAATGTCGGGGGGCTTTAACGGGCGACCCTGAAGTGTTACCATTATTTTACGAAGTTAATAATTATTTATTAAGTTCTATGCACAATGTATCATTGCTACGTAATGGTGCTCGTCCAAGTGGGGCATTTATTCTAAAAAAAGACAGTTCTGATAACCCAGCCGTTCTTTCCAAAGAAGAGTTTAAAAGATTGCGTAGGCAGGTCGATAGTTTTAGTGGCCCGGACAGTGCAGGGCGACCGTACATATTAGAAGGTGGTATGTCATGGCAGTCTCTAAGTGAAAATGCCAAAGATATGGATTTCGCTGAATTAAAGGATAGGTCTGAACAACAAATTTATAAAAACTTAGGTGTGCCAATTGATCTTATTATGGCTGTAGGTGCTACGTTTAATAATAAAGCATCTTCTGAATTAGCTTTTTACCAAAGAACAGTTCTACCTAGAGCCGATGATTTATTTGATTTCCTATCCACTAAAATATTAAGTAGATACCCAGGTGGAGAAAATTTAAAGCTTGTGGTAGATCGTGAGAATGTAGACGCACTAGCCTTAAAACGTGCGGAGTTTGTGCAATCGGTTGAAGAGCGTAAAACACTTACCTTAAACGAGAAACGTAAAATACTGGGTTCTGCTCCATTACCTGATGGTGATATAATTGTCAATACTTCAGGTACAATTATACAGATTGGTGCGGATGCACAAGCTACCGCAGAACCTAATAATGTGGATGCGAATGCAGGGAAAAATTTACAAATTGAGATAAAAGCTCGGACACCAGAAGATTTAGGAGCGATTATTGGTGCGGTTGGTTCTCCAACAGTGTTTGCCGATATTGCGCCAGTAATTAATGAGGTTTTCACTAATGTCGTTGAGGAGTTAGGTGCAGAATTTGTTACAGAGATTGGGGTAGTAGCTCTATTTGAGTTGAATGAAAGAGTAACGACTTTTGTTCGGGCGCATACAGGAGAGTTTATCACACAGATTAACGAAGCAACACTAAATCAATTGAGAGAAGTAGTAGTTGAGGCAATACGTGAAGATTTTACAGGAAAGGAAATAGTTGATGCCGTTGAAGATGTATTTGATAACCGAAGAAGCGCAGCCAGTTTAAAACGTATTTCTCAAACAGAGACAACTAGGTTGGCAGGATTTTCGTCAAACGAGTCAATGACACAATCAGGAATAGATAAAAAAGAATGGTTAGCAGTAAAAGATGGTAAAACCAGAGATACACACGAGGCGTTGGATGGTCAAATACAAGATGTGACTCAACCCTTTGTAAATATTGATGGTGCAACTGCTCAAGCTCCAGGTGGCTTTGGTATAGCTGACGAAGATATAGAGTGTCGGTGTGTATCAGCACCAGTATTTGAAACAAAAGAGCTAGTAATACGTTCTGATGATGAACGTAAAACATTATGGCTTAAACGGGAGCACTTTCGTATGAGTGCGGAGCAGCAAATAGAGTCTATGGCACGTGGCGTGTTTAGTATTCAGCTTGCGAAAATACTACAATTACTTGAGCGATAAATTTATGTACTTTAAATATCGAGTATGTTATAATATAATATGAAGGATAACCAAGAGGGTATTTTTATGGAAAATGGAGTAATAGTCTGTAAGGCCAACTTTAAAGTTGAGTCAAAAAATTTGCATTGCCCTGATAAAGATTTTGCAACCTTTAGTGGGTTTGCATCAACCTTCAATAATATAGATTTAGATCATGACATTATAGCAAGAGGTGCGTTCCTTAAAACTTTACAATCAGATCGGAAAGTTAAGTTATTGTGGCAGCACAATCATGCTGAAATTATAGGTAGTTTTCTTAAACTGGTAGAAACTGAAGCAGGATTAGAAGTAGAGGGTCGATTAAACTTAGGTACCAGACGAGGTATGGAAGCTATAGCATTACTACGAGCAGGTGATTTAGATAGTATGTCTATAGGATTCAGGGTAAAAAAAGATGAGTTTGACCCAGACACAGGAATACGGATATTAAAAGAATTAGAGTTATTAGAGATTTCATTAGTTTCCATGCCAGCTAATCCGTTAGCGGTTGTAACTGATGTAAAATCTATAGAGGAAATGGAAAAAATTGCAGATGTAAGTGGATTTTTAAAGACTGTAGGTTTATCGAACAAAGAAATTAAAAAATTAATCAGTAAGATTAAGACTTTTTCTCGGCAGGACGCAGGAGAGGAAGAGCTAAAGCACAAAGAGCAGGATGTTGTGAATGTTGAAGCTAACCAAGCGAAACTTGACGAAACCGTTGAGTTAATGAAAAGTTTTAACAATCAATTTAAAGGATAACATCATGGCTAAAGATAAAGAAATGAACCTTGATGAGTTCAACAGAACTCTGAAGGACATGAGGGAGCTTGTTGAGTCAAAAACTGCTGCTTCTGCCGAAGCGAAAGCTAAAGCCGAAAAAATGGATGCTTTTTTGGATTCTCAAGAAGATATAAATCAACAAAATCTAAAAGATAGCCTTAAGCGTGAAGCTGCGGAACAAGAGCTTAAAAACGAAATTCTAACTCTACAAAAAATGGTTTTAGAGCCTCGTGCTGGTAAAGGTGAAGTGCAGATTGCTGCTGAAATTAAATCATTTGAAAATTATGCTAAACTTGGTCCATCAATGTTAGCTCAAGTAGACCATGAGATTCTTCAAGAAGCTAAACTTCTACGTACTAGTGATAACACCCAAGGTGGATATTTAGTTCCTAATGAGAAAATACCTGAAATAATTAAAGAAATTACAGAGTTTTCTCCAATACGTACTCTTGCTAGAATACGTCTTACTAATAGGAATGAAGTTGAAATACCTAAACGTGATTCTCTACTTGCAGCAAATTGGGTTGGTGAAGCAGATCAAGATGCCAAATCTAATTCAGGTTATGGTCTTGAGAAAATTCCAGTACATAAAATCCAAGTTACTGTGGATACTACTCACGAAATACTCCAAGATGCAGCTTTCAATATTGAGAATGAAATCTTTGGAGACGTTGCCGAAGAAATTGGTCGTTTAGAAGGTCTAGCATTCGTAAAAGGTGTTGGTAATACTACACAACCACAAGGTCTATTTACCAATGCAGATATACCATTGTTCGCTTCAGGTGATGCTAATTTAATTACCGCAGATTCTATTATAGAAATCGCTGGCGAAGTAAAAACTGGTTATAACCTGTCTTACATCTTTAATCGTAGAACTACTGCGAAGATTAGAACACTTAAAGGTAGTGATAATAACTATCTCTTCGTGCCAGGTCTAGCAGATGGAACTCCTAATACTCTTAATGGGTTGCGCTTTACTGAAGTGATCGATATTGATGATGTCGGTACTAATACATTCCCACTTATGATTGGGGATTACAGAATGGGTTATACAATCGTTGATAATCAAAATATTCAAATGATTAGAGATGATTTGACTCAAAAAAGAAATGGTAAAATTGAGTTTACTTTCTTTAAGCGTGTAGGCGCACAAGTTGTTCTAGCTGAAGCGTTTGTTAAAATGAAGATTGCTAATTCAGTATAATCTTATAATGTAGGTTAGTAGCACAATACCACTAACCTACATTTAATTTAAGGAGTTTAGTTATGACAATGCACGATACGCACAATGATGTCAAACGGTCTGTAGGAGTAAAAATTGCGGCACCAACTGACAACACTGCTCAAGTAGGCGAGATTATAGACATGCTTGGGTTTAATTCACTGGAATATAGTATCTTAATAGGTACATTAGCAGATGCCGATGCAACATTTATAGTTCTTATAGAGCATGATGATGTAATAGGTTTTGGTACAGCAGTTGCAGTGCCAGATGAGCAACTATTAGGTACTGAAGCAGAAGCAGGATTCCAATTTGATGATGATGATTCAGTAACGAAGATTGGTTATCAAGGTAATAAGCAGTTTGTAAGGATGACAATCACACCTGTCGACAATACAAGTGCTGCTACTTTTGGTGCAGTTGCAGAACAAGGACATGCACGTAATGCACCAGTATAAGGTTTACTTTAGTGGTATCGGGGAAACTTGATACCACTTTAACGTAAGAAAGGAGATTGCTATGTTAATTAAAATGTTGGTTACTCATATTGGTAGGAATTGTGACACCGACCTTCATACTAAAAAATATCTGAAAGATAAGGTCTATGATTTAACAGATACATTAGGTGGGGGCTTTATAGATAGTAAATTAGCTATTACAATGGATGTAAAAGGTAAAGAAATTAAACGGGATCAACAGAAAGATATAACGGAAGATGAAGGTAAGAAGATTGAGAAAGATCGTTATTTAGAATATACCGACTCTGATATTAATGAGTTAGCTAAAGAACCTGATATGTCGGAATTGAGAAGTCTCGCAGAATACCTTGAAGTAGATGCTAAACTTTATCCAAGAATGAAGCATTTCTTAAAAGTTGTTAAGAAGCAACTCAATATTAAACGGAGCTTAAGAGATAATGGCTGATATAGATTTAGAAAAACTAAAGGGTGCTTTAGAACAAGTTAATAAAGATATCGACTCTTTAGATCAAGGTGGGTTGCATGATATAGGCTCGTTTTTAAGTCCGTATTATGCCGACATTGAAAAACGTAAAGATGACTATCCTGAATTATATAAATTACTAGATGATACACTTTTACGAATCAAAAAACTTTTAAAAGAAAAAGAATAGGTAAAGTGAATGTCAGTTACGGTAGACGTTGCAGCAGAAAGTAAAAAACTTACCACAAAGGAAGCCGTACAAGAATTATTAGGTCTTGCTGGTGGTACTGATGATGTTCTGATCGATAATTTGATTGATAGGGTATCTGCATCCATTGTTACATATTGTGGCAGAGGATTTGCGCAGCAAACTTATACTGAAACATTAACCAGTCTTGTAGATTATAATTTAGTTGTTGAGAATACACCTCTTGTATCAGTTAGTTTAATTACACTTGATGGGGATACTGTTCCTGCTGCCGACTATACATTACAAGACCCAAAGCCAGGATTCATTTTTAATAGAAACTTCTGGAGTTGGACTGGTGCGGAGCAATTATATTCAGTTACATATATTGCAGGTTATGTTTTACCAAGTTTTACTTCAGGTACAAAAAATTTACCGAAAGATGTAGAGATGGCTGCGTTAGAGAGCATAAAGTCGGCATACTTAGGAAGGGCAACTGACCCAACTTCAAGATCAGAAATGGTACCTGAAGTGTATAGTGTGAGTAGATCAGTAGGTAACGCTAACTCAATTGGTATTACAGAGTCATCCAAACTGATACTGGATGCGTATAAGAGGTACACAATATGAGTATACCAGATAGAGTTAAAGCTTTGATAAATATAGCAGGGGAAACCGTTACTCTACGAGAGTTGACGGCTTTAAATATTGATACAGGGACTATGACAAATAATCCAGTATATACACCCCATGTGGTGAAAGCAAGTATACGAGATTTTAGAGATAGTGAATTGACAGGATTAGTACAAAAAGGTGATAGGGAACTGAGAGTCGCTGCAATAGATTTAGGTGCGTATGTACCAAAACAAAACGATAAGGTATTGATAGGCAGCAAACAATTTAATGTTAAAAGTGTTAATATATTGACAGTAAAAAATGAAGCTACACTTTATGAGTTGGTGATAAGAGGATGAGTAATTTTAATAAAGATTTAGATATAGCATTTCAAAAGAAAGTTGTAAATAAAACGAATGAGTTTGTTAAACGACTTACTTTAGATTTGTATCGTACTATCACAGCTAATTCAGCAAAAGTAGGATTTAGTTTTGGTTCTCCTGTATTGACGGGACAGTATTATACTAACCATAATATCTCCTTAAACTCAATTAGCCAAACAACAAGCAGTAAAAGGGGTACAGCAGAAAGCCCCTTGTCAGGTTTGTCGTTAAGTAATGCACAATTAACGTTAAGAAGTTTTAAATTAGGGGATACAATATTTATTTCAAATGCGGTATCTTATGCACGGTTAATTGAGGCTGGTTGGAGTACAATGAAAGCCCCTCAAGGCGTGTATAGAGTGGCAGCGGAATTAATTAAAGTAAAATATAAAAATGTAACAATTTCATAAGAGATATGGTATAATATAATATGACTGCATTTGAAACAGCGTCACAAGCAATAACGGACAGATTAGTAGCAAATTGGACTACAACTCCGATAGTGCTTCCGAATAGTGATTTGATACCAACTACGGAGACGGAATTTGTTAGTTTACAAATTGATTTTGGTTCAGCTACGCAAATATCTTTAGGTAAGCCGTTACAGAGGCATCGTATGAATGGGGTAATATCCATCGAAATACTAACGCCTGTGAACACAGGAGCAGGTTTAGGGTTGCAGTATGCGGATACTATCGCAGCAATATTTAGGGCACAACAATTTAGTGGTGTTTTATGTTTTGCTCCTACGATCGCATCGCAACAACAGGTGAAGCACGAAACAAGTGAGTTTTGGAATACTCCACTTTTAATACCGTTTTGGTTTGACCAGAGTTTTTAATTGGGATAGAATAATATGTTTGAAATTACAGAAATACTCAAAAGGTAATACATCGTATAGAAAATTAGGTAAAGAATATGATATCCATAATACGCAAGTTGGATTTATAGTAAACAGAAAACTCTGGCAACATATCTAAGGAGAAGGGCTATGAAAATTAAATTTATTAGACGAAAAGGGTCTTGTTTTACGGGGCATATTGGTAAGTATGACCAACCGACTGCGAAGAGACTTATTAAACTAGGCTACGCTGTAGAATATAAGAAACCTAAGAAAGAGCTTAAGCAAGACGTAGAGAAGAAAATTTTAACCCAAATTAAAAGACACAAGGGAGATTAATCATGTCAAATAGTTCACAAGTCCAGTTTAGGTTCTTAAAGGAAGTAGAATGGGGTGTTACGCCAGCGAGTGCCATGACTAATTTAAACATTACAAGTGAGAGCTTGGATGTAAATACGGATACTGCCAATTCAGAGTTCATTAGATCAGATACTAACCTCGCAGGAGTTGTTAGAACAAGTGTGACCTCTGGTGGTGATGTAGGTATTGAGCTTCAGTATGGAGCATATGATGACTTCTTAGAAGGAGCATTACGAGGTGCATTTGCTACTGATGCAGGTGTTACCGCTTCAACTACAATCGCTGCGGTTGCCTCTGGAAATGAATACACCAGTACGGCAGAATTTGGTAATATTCTTGTAGGACAATTTATTGAAGTACGAGGATTCACTGACCCAGCCAACAATGGTTACTTTAAGGTTATTACAGTTGGTAGCACTAGCAGCATAAATGTTTTCTCTGGTGCAACTTTAGTTAATGAAGGTGTCGGACCAAGTGTAACGATCAAAGGAGCTTTCTTAAAAAATGCTGCTACAGATCAATCATGGACACTGGAAAAAGAATTTAGTGATATCACTCAATTCATGTCTTTCACTGGAATGCGTGTTGGTGTTTTAGCACTGACTATCACTCCTGGTTCAATCATTACGGGTACAATAACATTCCAAGGTAAAGATGGTACACGAGGAACTTCAACAGTAGGTACAGGTGGACCAACTGCTGCTGCAACAACTGAATCAATGAATGCCGTAGATAATGTTTTAGATGTTCGTATAGATAATGTTTTAAGTGTCAACGAGTTTGTAGAAATTTCTCTAAATATGGATACTAAACCAAGGTCACAACAAGCGATAGGAAATCTAAATAATATCGGAGTTGGTACAGGTACATTTGAAGTAACTGGTACAATGTCTGTTTACTTAGAAGACGGTACATTATTAGATAAATATCTAAATTTTGATAATGTTGAATTATCTTTTGTGACAGAAGATGCCCTTGGAAATGCTTATGTATTTAACATTCCTAAAGTGAATTTCACTGCTGCGACAACAGATGCAGGTGGTATTGACCAAGATGTATTGGTACCGCTTACATTTACCGCATCTTATGATCTTACATTCGATGGTACAATGGGTATTACCAGAGTAACAGCGTAATAATTTTCCTTAACCCTGAAAATCTTTAACCCTGTTATGAGTAAAGCTTGCGTTACAGGGTGCGTAAGCTTTCCTCGCCAAAAGGTAGTTATTATGAGTAATATATATGATGAGTTTGAATTAGATTTAGATGCTAAAAATGTTACAGGTACTTGGGTCGAAATTCGAGAAGGTATTAGAATTAAAACTAGGCATCTAGGATGTCCAGAGTCTAAAAAATTATTGAAGCGTTTACGTGCTCCTTATGAGAAAAAAGGTCGCAATGCTTTAAAATTAACTGAAGAAATATCTACTAAAATTGCTGTGCAAGCTATATGTAGAACTGCCATACAAGATTGGGAAGGTTTTACAGATCGCAAAGGAAAAATCCTTAAGTTTAGTGTAGATGCAGCATTAGAAATACTACGTGACCCAGCAATGGAAGCGTTAACTAATGAAGTTATTTTTTGTGTTACCGAACTAGAAGTTTTTAACAAAAAAGAGTT